TATCCACTGCAATGGATAGCCGAGCAGATGGGCCAGAGCCCGGAGGACATCAAACGCATCATGCGCATGGTGGACGACGAGAGCCATGACCCTGAGATGGCCGAGATAGCACGCAGCCTAAAGGTCGGAGGTGCATCTGATGACGGTGACGCTGGAGAGCCTGTCGGACAGCCGGAACACTTTGGCCAGACTATGCCTGCTGGCCGTGAGGGCGGCGGACAAGGCATGGAAGGGCGTGGATCCGCTGCGGGTGCGTGACAGTTGGAATCGGACAAACGTCGATTTCATCACGCTCTTCGCAGCCCTGCAGACGCGTGCGGCGAGCGATGCGATGGACTCGTCCACGTTGATGCTCGCAGAACAGGGCGATTACGTGCGTCCCGATGGCGGCATCGCGAATCCACTCGCCTTCGGGGCAGGTTTCGCGCCGAGCGGCATCGACCTCGAATCATATTTCGACATTCCGGTCACGCACACATTGTCGGCCATCAAATCAGGACTTGACCCGATAGACGCCATGCGGTCCGGACGCCGGACGCTCCGCCAGATGGCCATGCAGGCCATCGAGGACACATCCATCAGCGCGATGGGCGTCAGCATCACCCAGCGTTCCGGTGTCGGCTACGTGCGCGTCGAATCACCCGACTGCTGCCCACGATGCGCCATCCTCGCCGGAAAATACTTCCGGCATAGCCAGAACTTCCTGCGGCATCCGAAATGCCATGGAACGACCATCCCCTGCAAGGGCAGGGACAAGGCCGAGAAGCAAGGCTGGATCACTGATCCGATGGACCGCTTCAACCGCATGAGCGAGGCGGAGCAGGACAGGGTCTTCGGCCACTCCGACGCGCAGGCCATCAGGGACGGCGCCGACATCTACCAGGTCGTCAACGCGCACCGAGGCATGAGGCCGGTCGGACGCGGCAACATCAGTATGACCACATCCGAAGGCACCAGTCGATACGGCTGGAGCCGCATGATACGAAAATACGAATATGGCCAGAAGCAACGGCGCAGGCTCACGCCGGAAGGCATCTACAGCTTCAACCTCCCGCGCGAGCAGACCATCGAGCTGCTGAAACGCGAGGGCTACATCCTGCCGGACAAATGGCGAGAGCGGGTGCCGGAGCTTCGCCGCAGCCAATGGCTTCACAACAACGACTACCGCCAGGGGCGGCATGAGGAGCTGACCGCGGCGCAGAAGCGCCTCGAGAACGCGCGACTCCGCTATGAGGCCGCGCTGGACGGCCGTAATCCTTATCAGCCCAGCAAACCGGTTACGCCGGACGTGCTGGCCAAGGCCGAGAACTCGTATCGCCGCTGGCTTTCCAGCAACGGCGAGATTTACAACCGATGAAAGGAAAACACATCATGTCCGATGGGCAGCAGCAGGATCCGAACAGCAATGATCCGGGCGCACAGAAGCCGACAATCGACTGGCACGACAAGTTCCTCGGCCAGAAAAAGGTCAACAGCGACCTCGAGGCGAAGCTCAAGGCCGCCTACGAGAAGGCCGACCGCGTGGACGACTTGGAGAAGCAGGTCGCAGAATGGCAGAAGCGTGGCGAGGAATTCGACTCCGCGCAGGCCACCATCGACGGACTGCAGAAGCAGGTGCTCCAAGCGAACGTCACAGCCGCCGCAACCGGCAAGCTCATCAACCCTGGCGACGCATTGAAACTCATCGACTTCTCCGACCTGACCGCTGACGATCAGGGCGGATACGACCAGAAGGCGATCGGCGACAAGATCGATGCCTTGGTCGCGGCACATCCGTATCTCGCGCAAGGCGGGAACAATGCTGGCCTGGCGGGAATCATCCCACCGTCGGGCGTCCGCGATGGCGATCATCAGACGGGACAGCTTACCAGGGACGATCTGAAGAACATGACCCCGAAGCAGATTGACGAGGCGCGCCGCAAGGGCCGTTTGAATGATCTGCTCGCAGGCCGTAGTAAGTAAGGAGGCCAGCAATGGCAATCACCAATTTCATCCCCGAGGTATGGTCCGCCGCCATCCTCGAAGCCCTGCGCGCGAAGCTCGTCTTCCCGAGCCTGTGCAACCGCGATTACGAGGGCGACATCCGTGAGGCCGGTGACACCGTGCACATCACCGGATACAACGACGTGACAGTGCACGAGTACGTGCGCGGCAAAGCGATTACCGTCGATGACGTCACGGATAAGGAAGCCGCCGTGCTCAAGATCGACAAGTCCGACTATTTCGCTTTCAAGGTCAATGACCTCGACAAGGCTCAGGCCAAGGCCGATCTGACCGGAAAGTTCACAAATTCCGCCGCCTACAACATGATGAAGAACGTGGAGACCTATATCTCCAATCTCATGGACACGGCTGTCGGCACCCCGGCGAAGACCGTGGCCGTCGGCACCCCTGCAGACGCGTATCTCGCCGTCGTGGAAGCCGGACGCAAGCTCGACGTGCAGAACGTTCCCGATGAGGGCCGCTGGCTCGTCGTCAGCCCAGACTTCTACGCCTTGCTGCTGCAGGACTCCCGCTTCATCGAAGGCACCGAAGCTGGCCATAATACTCTGCTCAACGGCGTGGTCGGACAGGTGCGCGGCTTCACCGTAGTGAAGTCCAACAATGTGCCGCGCAAGTCCGCCAGTCCGGACACCCAGTCCATTCTCGCCGGCACGAACGCGGCCGTGACCTTCGCGCAGCAGGTCAGCAAGGTGGAGGCGATGCGCATGCAGACCGACTTCGCCGACATGGTGCGCGGCCTCGACCTGTACGGCGCCAAGGTCATCCGTCCAGAGTGCCTGACCAAGATCACACTGAACCTCTCCACCTCCACCGGTCGTTCTATGCAGGATGACCCGCAGGCCGTCGTGGACGAAACGTCCGACACCGCTGGTGATGATGCCGATAAGGCAGACACCGGCAAGAAGGGCAAGTGACCGTCTGATCGGAGGCTGACATGACTGCCTTGGCCACACTGCAGGACCTGCGGAAGTACGGCATCGACGTGCCGGACAACACCGTCGCGCTCAGCCTGCTCGACTCCGTATCCGCCGCCGTGCGCGACGCCGCCGGCTGTCCGATCACCATGGGCGAATGGACCGTCGACCTGCCCGGCGAACAGTCGAGGAAACTTGACCTGCCATGCAGGGCGGTGCGAGCCGTGTCCAAAGTACTGGTCGATGGTCGGCCGATCGAAGACTGGAGGCTCTTCGGCTCATCGCTTTACCGGGCGGAGCCGTGGAGCCCCTTTGGCGGCATCCCGTCGACTGTGACGGTCACCTTCCAAGGTGGCTGGGATCCCGTGCCGGAGGACATCGTCAGACTGGTCTGCTCGTATGTCGCCGCCGGATTGCATCAGCTCGCGGATGGTGGCCCCGGCGCCCACTCCGGCATCGCCTACGAGAGGCTTGATGACGCGCAGGTCGGATATACGCATGATGGCACCCAGATCGACGCGGCCGAATTGCCGGAAGCGACCAGACGCAGCCTGCGCAATCGCTTCGGTGCGAACGTCAGTTCGATTGGAGTGTTCCGATGAGAATCAGCACATCCTTTCTCGCAAAGGCCAGAGCCAACGCGGAATGCCTGATGACCGACCGGTGCATCGTCACGCGCCCAGGCGAATCCGTGACGGATCTGGACACGGGACTGCCGGACACCGGCACGGAGAAAGTGTACGAAGGCCGATGCAAAGTGCAGACGTCCGGCGGTCTCGCCAGCGAACAGACCGAGGGAAGCGCCGCCCAGAACATGGGCGCCGTCTCGTTGGTCTGGTCTTTGTACGTGCATTTTCCATATGGCACTCCAGGCCTTCGCGCCGGTGACGTGGTGGAAGTCACGGAATCCGCCAATCCGCTGCTCGTCGGCAGGCGGCTCAGGCTCGTCTCACCTCAAAGCGAGAAGACGCACGCCACCGCCTGCCGTTGGAATGTGAAGGAGGACTCATGAGTGGACTGTTCGACGCTTCGCAGTTGACGGCCTTCGGCGATGCGCTGCTCGCCAAGGGCGTGGCTCGCCGCGCTTTGATCTCCGCTTCGGTGAAGAAGGGCGCGCAGAACGTCAAGAACTCGATTCGCGACGACCTGAAAGGCTCAGGCAACAAGGCGTTCCGCCGTATCCCGATCAGCTACACGCTGCAGGAATCCGCTGGACGCATCACCGCCGAGATAGGCCCCACCAAGGGCGGCACTGGTTCGCTCGCGAACATCGCGTTCTTCGGCACCGCGCGTGGCGGTGGAACGCACCGGTTCTACGAGCATGGTGAGGAAGAATTGCCGAAGCTCGCGGAATACGTGGCGCGTGCCGCCGTGGAGGTGGTCTGAATGACGTCGATCATGACGTTGACCGACACGATCCTCGACCATATCCCGAAGCCAGCGACGGGCTGGGCAGTGTACCGGCAGACCGCCCCGACGCCGACGGAGAAGCCGCCGTGGGTGATTGAGACGGTCACGACCAACGGTCATATCGTCGGCGAAACGCAGCATGTGCATTGCGGCATCGGCACTTTGCTGGTGCGCATCGTGAGCACTACGGCCGATTCCGTCAACGTGCTGGCCGATGACCTCATGATTCCAGGACTTGCTGGCAAACGGTTCGTCGCGCAGGGTTTCGACACCGGCTGTCTGACGCTGTTCTCCGATTCCGGCGCATATGCGGCCGGACTTACCGCAGAGGACACGGCGCTGCTTTACCAGTGCCGTCTTCTGACTTTCAAATTCAACTGGTCACGCATGTGACCATCAAATATTAAGGAGGAGTCATGGTTTTGACTCTGGGAACCGAAGTTCCTTCCACACCGGCAGACGGTCTGGTCAACACGATCTGGGTGCCGTCCATCAAAAACATCCAGAAGCCGACCGCCGCCGAGATCAACGCAGGTACCGACCTGTCCAACTACGTCACCTTAGGCGGGTGGAGCTGCACTCCGTCGCAGGAGTCCATCTCCGACCAGCGCGAGAACAGCGCGCAGGATTACGAGAACCCCGGACGCAAGAAGATCAGCGGCCCGAACGTCGAGGTCATCGACAACACCAACACTTCGCATTCCACGCAGAACGCGGCAATGGAGACTTTGACCGAGGGCGCGGAAGGCTATTTCGTGCGCCGCTACGGCAAGCAGACGGATAAGACTTTTACCGCCGGCGACATCGTGAACGTGTACGCGGTCCGCATCGGCATGAGCGCCAAGATGGCGATCGCCGCGAACAGCGTGCTGCGCAGCAAGGTCAATTTCTCCGTCCGCGCTCCCGGCTGGGCGGAGAACGTGAAGGTCGCCTGATTGATTCTTCCCGCACCGGACTTTCGTCCCTTTCGCCGGTGCGGGACCCTCTTTTCTCTTTTCCGGCAAAGGAACATGAATAGTTAGAGCGAAGGAACAACAATGCTTAAAGTCACCAGGCGCACTCGTGAGGTCGATGTCATCCTCAACCAGCAGACCGCCGAGGACATCGCCAGATTGGGTGATGCGCTGGCCGAGGAGACCACGCGCGAACAAGTCACGGAGGCTGGGACGAACCGGCAGGCGAAGGCCACCGCGCGGCGCATCGAAGAGCTGCGCGAACAGGCGGATGCGGAGACATTGAAGCTCACGTTGCGAGCATTGCCGGTGAGCAAGTGGGCGCAGGCATTGGCCGCGCACCGCAATGACAACGGCACGAACGACATGTTCGGCACCGCCGCCGCGGCATTGCCGCTCATGCTTGATTCCGCGACCATCGGCGGCAAGCCGGTGTCCGACGAGGACAAGACCGAACAGGCGTGGCGCAATCTGTTCAACGAACTCACCGATGGCCAGTTCACTCCGATCTGGCAGGCCATCGCCGAACTGAACGGCACAGCAGCGGACCCAAAAGCGGCATTCGACCTCGCCTCGCAGGTTCTCCGCAACTAGTCGAGGATCTTAAGATCTGCCGCCAGCTCGGCATCAGCTACAAACGTTTTCTAGGCTGGATGCCGAGCAGGGGCGATGAGGTCGAATGGGATGAGACGGAACGCAATTGGATGCGCTCGTTGGCTGAATACGAACGGTCATTATGCCCCATGTGCGGTTTGCCTCGCACGATCTGCCAAGACCCGAAGGCCGAACTGACCATGCATGCCGAAACCAGCGTCTGCTGGGCCACTGCGCACATGCAGCAGGCCATGAAACGGTGGACTGATGCGAATGGCAGGGACAATCCGGCCGCGAACGCCTTGGTGGCGCATTTGACCTGATTTTGGAGGATGCTTTGGCGGAGAACAAGAACATCGTCATCCGGTTGATGGCGGACACAGCCTCTTATGAGGCGGCGATGACCCGTGCTGGAAGCACTGCGAAAACAGTCGCTTCTGGCATGGAGAACACCGGACGCAAGTCCGCGCTTATCGCCAGCGGCATGACCGCCGCAGGGCTGGCCGTGGCCGCGTTCGGCGTGGCCGCGGTGAAGATGGCCGCAGACTTCGACCAGCAGATGAGCACCGTGCAGGCGAACACCGGCGCGACCGGCGCCCAAATGGACCAGCTGCGTGCCGCCGCCATCGAAGCAGGAGCTTCCACGGTTTATTCCGCCTCGGATTCCGCCGATGCGATCAACGATCTCGGCAAGGCCGGCATGAGCGTCACGGATATTCTCACCGGCGGCTTGTCTGGCGCTTTGAATTTGGCCGCGTCCGATGGAATGGCCGTTGGAGATGCCGCCGAATACATGGCCAACGCGTTGAGCATGTTCCACCTGAAGGGGTCTCAGGCTTCCCAAGTGGCCGATACTTTGGCGGCTGGCGCAGGCAAGGCCGTCGGCAATGTCTCCGATTTCGGCGAGGCGTTGAACAATTGCGGCGCCCAGGCTAACAGTTTCGGCATGAACGTGCAGGAGACCACCGGCGTACTGGCCCTGTTCGCTCAGAACGGCACCATCGGCGCCGAGGCCGGCACCCAGCTGAACAGCATGCTGATGAAACTGGCCGCACCGTCCGCCGAAGCGTCCAACACGATGAAGGAATTGGGCATCAGCGCATATGACGCTCAACATCATTTCGTCGGCATGGCGAACTTCGCAGGGCAACTGCAGAAGGCCGAAAAAGGCTTGACCGACGAGCAGCGCAACCAGGCGAACGCGACCATCTTCGGCAGTTACGCGATCAAGGCCGCGAACTACTTGTACGAGGCGGGCGAGTCCGGTGTCAACAAGTGGACGAAGGCCGTATCCGAAAGCGGTTACGCCGCCGAGCAGGCTGCCGCGAAGAACAACAATCTCAAGGGCGATCTGGAGAATCTGAGTGGTTCGATGGAATCCTTGATGATTTCCGTTGGCGAGGGCGCCCAAGGGCCTTTGCGCAAGATGGTGCAGGGCTTGGATACGCTGGTTGACACGTTCGCCGGTTTGCCGTCCGGAGCGCAGCAGACCCTCGTGGTCATGGCATCATTGGCCGGCGTGTTCGGCGCGGTACACAAGGCCGCGGGCAATCTCAACGGCAGCACCAGCAGGATGGCCAACAACATCGGTCTGGCCATTGACCCGATTCAACGCGTCAAGACGGCGCTCGGATCCGCGCAGACCGCATTCCAGATGTTCAGGGCGTCTTCGATGAGCGCTTCCGAGCAGATGGAGGCGTTCGGCACGTCCGCCAGCAAGGCGCAGTTGAAGACTGCTGGTTTCAAGGCGGTCGGCAGCAGTGTCATGAGTCTGCTTGGCGGCCCGTGGGGCATCGCCCTGACGGTGGCCGGCGTGGCGTTATCGGCGTTCGTCAGCCACCAGCAGAAGGCCAAGGAAGCCGCCGAGCAATTGCAGTCGGCTCTGGAATCCGGCAGCAGCATCAGCGAGACCATCGCCGGAGCCTATCAGGATATGAGCAGTGGCGGTGTCAAGTTGACCACATGGCTTGACAAGGCGGGTATCAGCCTGACCGATATGACCAGCGCGGCCATGGGGAACGAGGCCGCGTTGAAGCGCGTCAACAAGCAGATCAAGGAAATCGACAAGCCCGGCATTGGCGGAACCGCGGCAGCCGCCATCAAGAAAGCCCTGAAAGAGGAATCAAAGGCCTACGATGATGCTTCCAAGAAGGCCAATGAGAAAAGCAAGGCCGCCAAGAACGCCGTGGACGCTGACGGCAAGTCCGCATCGGCAGCGAAGGAAGCCGCCAGCGCGAACAAAGAGCTTGGCTCTTCCGCTTCGGATGCGTCAAGCCAAATCGACGATCTGGTTCAGGCGTTGTTTGGTTTGGAGTCGGGCAATCTGACTGCAGACCAGGCGGTCGACCAGCTGAATCAGAAGATCGGTGAACTGTCAAAAACATGCGAGGACAACGGCATCGTCTTCGACCAGTCCGGCAATCTGCTTGACCGTTTTTCCGAGGAGGGCACGAAGACCAAGCAGGCTTTGGAGGACATCGCCAGCAGCGCCCAGAACGCTGCGGAGAAGATTCTTAAGCAGGGCGAGAGCACCGGTTTTAGCAGCGGTGAGATCGAACGTGCGAACGGCGTGCTGCAGGATGCGCGTGATGCGATCATCCGGCAGGCCGAAGCCTCGGGTATGAGCGAACAGGCCGCTAACGCCTTGGCCGACCGTTGGGGACTGAGCTCCGACAGCATCAAGGCTTCCATCGACAATATCAAGAAGACCGCCGACAACAACAAGGCGAAGCTTGACGTTGACGATTCCAAGGCCAAGTCGAAGACCGATAATGCGAAGAAAAACGTTGATTCGGTCAATAAGGCTAAGGGCACAGCGAAGCTCGATGCCGACGATAAGGCGTCTGGCAAGGCCAAGAATGCCGAGAAGAACGTCGAATCCGCGAACAAGTCCAAAGGCAAGGCCACTCTTGACGCGACGGACAAGGCTTCCGGCAAGGCCGACAAGGCGAAAAGCAACGTCAGGTCTGTCAACAACGCCAAAGGCACAGCGAAGCTCGACGCGACCGACAAGGCCAGCGGCAAGATCAACGCCGTCAACGCCAAGAAGCTTAACAACAAGAACATGGTCCTTACCGCTTCTGACCATGCGTCCAGCAAGATCAATGCGGTAAACAATAAGCGTCTGAATAACAAGAAGACCACACTGAACGCTTCCGACAAGGCGTCCAGCAAAGTGGATTCCGTGAACCGCAAGACCATCCGAGACAAGAACTTCACGGTCAGTGTCACCGACCATGCTTCCGCGACCTTGCGGAGCATCCAGAATTATCAGATCGCCGACAAGACCTTCACCGTGACCGAGCATTCCAAGAAGGATCGCGGCTATACCGGAGGCTTGTTCACCGACGGCCACTTCCAGAAATTCGCAGGCGGCGGACTGTTTGACGGCTTTGTCGACCCTGTATGGGCGGCTGGGAATAGTCTGAGCGATTCAGTCCAGCTGCTGAATGCTTGTATCGGTTCCGGCGAATTCGTCCACAATGCTGCCGCAACCGCATATTACGGCGTCGATAACATGCGCCTGCTGAACGAGCGGAAGATTCCACGTGAAGTGTTTGCCACAGCCAATCAGATGACAGGCAATCAGGTCAGCGTACAGGTTGATACCGCTTCCGTGGTGGCGGCGATAACCAGCCTGCACAATGATCTTGGCGCGATTATCAGTGCCGCGTCCGATGATTCGACGGTCAGCGACCGTGACTTGGGGAGGTTGATCCGCAAATATGCGCGAGCTTGAATACGCGTCGCATGATGGCACGGTCATCGACCTCAACGCCGATGATCTGTGGGTGGCTGACCTGCAGGAAATGCGCGGATACGCATGGACGTACACGTTGGCCACTCGCGGCATCAAATCGGTGAGCCGGAACGCTTCGACGGCGAAAATGACCGTCCGCACCAAAACGCCAGCCGCATTGGATGCCGCTCAGACGGCTTTCGATTCGGACGTGCAGGCCGTTACGCCAGGCATGTTGACCGTCGATGGCGAATGGTTCCAGCGGGCGTATGTCGTCGGGTCTTCTCTCGGTCTGGTGCCATGGCCGGAATACGCGCAAGTCGATTACACGATTGTCCTTTGCGATGGCGTCTGGCGTCGCGCGCTGCCGGTGCAGCATTTCTTTCCGATGACGGCAGGCGCCGGCTCGCAGATTGACCTTCCATTGGACTTGCCGACCGATTTGGCTCCGTCGAAAATCGCCTTGACGGTGAATAATCCGACCGGCAAGGCCGCTGAGTTCACTGCGGTCATTTTCGGCCCTTGCGTCAATCCGTCTTTTCAGATTGGCGGCAACACTTACGCGGTTGATGTGACAGTGCCGGAAGGCGGTCATGTGTCACTGTCGGCCACTGGATTGCGGAAGACGATAACGTTGACAGCCGAAAACGGCGACGTTTCGGATGTTTTCGACAAGGGTGTTCGCGGCAACGGCAGTGGAAGCGGCTCATATGTTTTCGAGCCGATACCGGCCGGAGATTCGCTGTTGACGGTTTCCGGCAATTATGGCATCGATTTGACCATGTTTGACGTCTCGGGAGGTGTGCCATGGCGGACGTTATCATCGCAGACGGCAAGCTGACGCCACATGCGAGCGTATCGCAGGTGACGTTGGATTGGGCTTGCGGCACGGACGAAAACGATTTCGAACTGACCATCGACGATCCGGATGCGCCGGAAATTGAACGTGGCTGGTATTTCTGGATTGACGGCAGTGACGTGGGCGGCCGGATCATCGACCGTCGTGTAACTGTTTCCGGTGGCGTGTCCACGACCACGTGGATCGGCCAATCGTGGACCGGCATGTTGGCGGCGAAGATATTGCAGCCGGACGCGAATCAGGATTACCTGACCGTCTCCGGCAAGCTGCCTGACATCCTCAAAAGCCTCTTGAAGCGCATCGGCTTGGATTCGGTTTTCACTGTCGATTCCTCCGATGCTTCCACTTTGTCTAATTGGATGTTTCAGAATCCACGTTATGTGGACGCCTACACCGGCTTGCGCACATTGCTTGCATCATGTGGCCGCAGGCTTGATTTCAAAGCGTCCGGCAACAAGATCCTGCTTGGCATCGTGCCGGTGCAGACCATCGCGAACACGATCGATTCCGACTTGGTGGATTTCAAGGCCGAAACCAACCGTCGCGCGGTGAATCATCTCATCGGCCTTGGCTCGCAGGAGCTCAAGAACCGTCTGGTGGTCAATTATTTCGCCGACGCGACCGGCGTGGTGAGTCAGACGCAGACGCTCGTTGGCGCCGATGAAGTATGCGCCACATACGACTATTCCAATGCGGATTTGGGCACGCTGCAATCCGAGACGCAGAAGCATCTGCAGGAATTGCAGACCGGAGGATCGGTCGAGGTGACGTTGTCCGATGAGGTCGGCGACGGTCTGCGCGTGGATGACAAGATTGTTGCGACGGATCAGGCTTCCGGCGTCAACGTCACCGCCGTGGTGACGAAGCGGATCGTGAAAATCAATTCCGGGATTTTGACTTCGACTTTCGAGGTCGGACTGCCGGTGCAGTCGGCGAATGCGAACTATTCCGGTTCTTCCTCTTCGTCTTCCGGTGGTTCGACCGGTGGTGGCGTGTCTTTGACGGCTGGCCGTGGCCTGTCGATTTCTGGCGGCACGATCAGCGCGGAGGTCGCTTCCGAGGATTTGGAATCCGTCAGGCAGGTCGCCGAGTCTGCGAACAAGACGGCTTCCGGTTTCGCGGCGCAGATCGGCAAGGCGAATCAGACCGCCGAGGATGCGAAGAACGTCGCCGATGCGGCCAAGACCGTGGCCGACAGTGCCAAGTCGGGCATGATGACCGATGACGAGCGGTCGAAGCTCGCTTCGGTCGAACGGGGCGCGAACGCCTACACGCTGCCGAAGGCGTCCACGGACGTGCTTGGTGGCGTGAGGGTGGACGGCAGCACGATAGTCTCCGTTGACGGTGTGATCAGCGCTCATGTCGGTGACGGCGCTTCCGGGAGGGTCGTGTTTCCGGTCGGCTATGTGGTTCAGAACACGACTGGTGTCAACCCTTCCGTGGATTTCGGCGGGACTTGGCGGCAGTTGCCTTCGCTTGGTTGTTTCACTTTTGAAAGGATTGGCTAGTGAAATCGGATGGCTACGTGAAGTACGTGTGCGACAAGTGCGGCAAGACCGCTTACGTCGCCGCTGGCGATACGGAGGCGCGTGAATGGTTCGCCGTGCGCCGCTATTCGGCTGGCAAGGCGACCCGCATCGCGGAGGATGTGGCGCCCGACATCTACGAATTGTGTTCCAAATGCAATGCGTCTTTCACGACGTTCATGCAGAAGGATGACGCTTCGTTTGAAGCATGGTTGAAGGAGGTTGGACAGTGACCATCGAACTGGTTGACGGCAAGGCCGGCACGGCTCATATTTCGAGCGAGGACAAGGCGATCATCCATCAGGCCAAGTTCTCGAAGTCTGACGTGGTGTTCGACTGGGGTGATGCGTTCAAATGCTCGATGAGTTCGTCCAACAGGGCGACGGTCGGCACTGGTTGCGCGTCGATCCAGGGTTTGGACTGGCATATCACGTCGGCGGAATCGGTGACGATCTCCAACGGGTCGCAGGGCATGAAACGCAATGACATCATTTGCGCGCATTACCATCGAGATTCCGGGACCGGTAATGAGCTGGTGGAGTTGACCGTGTTGAAGGGTTCGCCGAATGCGACTGCTGCCGCTGACCCGACCATTCCGTCAGGGAAGATATTGTCCGGCGCGGTTGACGCGTACATGCCTCTCTGGCGTATCCCGTTGGATGGCATCACGGTCGGTACGCCGGTGCGCCTGTTCACGCCGA